GATTGTCCTTCGTCAACAGATACCCCCAAGGGGTAATATCTACTGCACGACAACTTAACATTGCAGCTCACTCCTTGGCATTTAATAATATTCATAAATAAAAAAGGGAGGCCAGAACTGGCCTGACCTCCCTTGATAGTTTTATTAAAAAGAATTATCCTCCGAAGTTGTCACCAGCAGTTGGGTGATACTTGAACAAAATTCTGACTTTACCTTTGGCTGCGTCGTTTGGAGCATTTCCGGTGAAGTTGTAAGTCAAGTCTACAGCAGAAACTTCGTGCAAACCATCGTCAAGAAGATCACCATTATTGACGAAAATCTTTCCAAGGTTGCCACTGTCACTGAAGACATCAACTTCATCAACAAAACCGTCAGCGTCTCCATCGTCACCGAGAGCAATAGTAGCGTCCGTAATAGCGGAACCACCATCAGTAACTTCAGCAGTTACAAGCTCGTCAACGATAAGAGCAGCTCCGTAAACACCACCAGCCATTGCTGCACCACCAACTTGAATGTCAACCGCAGTGGCAGAGCCAGCGGTAGATCCAAGATCAGTTGTCAAGTCAACGACGGCTTCATAGTTAAAACCAAGAGCCAAGGTTTCAATGTTCTGTACTTTCTTAAGTTCAATAGCCATTGTAATTTACCTCCTATATTTTAGCTAAGGGCTGTGATTTTACCGTGAGCACCGGGATGGTACATCAAGAGTGTAAGAGCACAATCAACAAATCCGCGCTCGCCACCACCTTGATTGGGGAGACGTGCACTGCCCATTGGGATCAACTCAGAAACACCGTAGTATTCTGGGTGAACCAAGTAACCAGTGTCTTTGTTGGTTGTGTCTGGCATGCAGTCAGGATTTCCGTTGATAACAGAAACCAATCCGTGATCGGACTGATAAACTTCAACAGAAAGCTTAATCTGAGCTACATCACCATTGTAACTTACTGAACGTACACCATCGTCGGAGCTGCTTCCATCCAATCCTACGCGAGCAAAATCACTGATGTCACGACGCAGAGCAGTGTCAGCAACCAATGTCAAACCATTGCTAGCTCCCGTAACACGGTAGATAGAAGTGATTAGGTTGTTGAGAACTGTTTCTGTGAAGTTTCCACTTGAGTGAATGCTGTCAGCAGGAGTACGGAATGCAGCAGGAACGTCAGATGGTCCTGAAGAATCAATCCAGTCGCCAAGTCCACGCAACTTGTAAACCGTTCCAGCTCCATCTTCCGCAGCGCGGTCGTTGGTAGAGCAAAGAGTGGCCTCAATGTCACGTTTTAGTTCACGGATTGCTTTTGCTTCGGCTTGAGCTACTTTCGCAGGTCCAACGGAGTCAACAGCTTCCTGTAAGTCGGAAACCATGTAGTCGCGGCGGAACTTCTGAACGTAGTTGCCAAGACGCGCGCGGCCACTAAATTGGTCGGTGAACGTAGTAACGTCAGCTCCTTCAGCTATCCCAGTGGTACTGGGAGATGAAAGGCTGTCTACAGTCCACTCAACAAACGTAGCGTTTGCACGAGCCTTTGATGCGGATGAAAGGACAGGCGTTTCTTCGGGGGCCAAGATGGTAAGTACATCCATCAAGTCCTCACGATTGGAAACAGCCGATCCCGGATTTGTGGTATCAAATGTATCTGAGAATGCCATGATTATTTACTTTGTAATTGTAATGTTCTTAACGTGATGAAATCGTCTTTTCGTCCAGATGATTTAAATCGGGTTCTATGTTCCTTCATTGCCTTGCCTAAAGGTCTTTCAGTTTTTTCAGACATTGCAGAAGCTGGAGTTGAACCACTAGAAGGAGTCAGCTTTAACGATTTTTTTGAAACCGGTGTGCCTTTATCCTTTATTGGTTTTCTCCCGTATATGCTATTTACAGCGTGAGACATGAAGTAGGGAATTTGAGAGTATAAATCTGGAGAAAAACTCTCCAAATCTTTTAGTCTAGGATCACTCATAATTGATATGAACTGACTCTTTAACTCATTTTCATTCTCGTCCCTTAGCCATTCAAGTTCCTCTACGGCTTTACTACCGAGCTGCTGACGCATTGTTTTTGCATTTTCCAAACCCTGAAGTTTTTTCAATTGGTCTGGAATATATGAATCACGCGATTTTCTGGCACTTTGAAGAGCTTTACGCACTTCGGCCTTAGTCATCGGGCGACCTTCTACAGTAGTTATTTCTTCGTCAGCAGAATATTCATCGGACTCAAACAACAAATCTTCAGCCCAACTAATCACATCATTCACCTCATCAGACTTCTTTTGGAGGTCTTCAATGGTTGATAAACTAGAAAGTGGGTTGTCTTTAACTTCTGGCTGCTTGATTGTTAGTTGCATAGTTTGCAACTCTTCTTCAGCAGCTTTCCGTCTTGCCGTAAGTTCACTAATACGTGACTGCGCGCCGGGAATGAGTTGCTGACGCAAAGCGTCTTTTTCCTCATCCGACAAACTGTCTAAATCAAACTGTGAAAGAACATTACCCTCAGTCGCTTGCTCTGGAACTTCTTCCTCACTAGCTTCCTCGGCCGATTCTTGAGACTCTTCTTCAGACTGTTGTCCTAGTAAAGCCTCACTACGTCTCTGAACAAAGTCAGACGCAGATATGTTTTGGTTGTCCACTGATTCTGGTTCAGCCTCAGCGACGGCTGTGTTGATTTCATCTTCCATAACTGTTTCCACTATTTACGCCTAGCGATTGCGTGGGAACATATTATCATGTATCAAATAAAATCTTTGTGTCTTTTTTGTAGTTTTTTCACGTCAACCATTTGTAATATCTGATCATAGGTTATTATCCTACCAGATATTTGCTGAAGCTGCTCTGTTGGAGCCTCGTGCATATCTCCTATGCACTCCTCACGCAAAGCTGATATTACATTCATGAAACGAGCAAAAGACTCGTGGTTGTGTAGTGACTGTATGTCTTTTTCTAAACTCACTGATCCATGTTTTGGGTTTGCACTCCACCCATCTGGGCAGGTGCTGTGCCAATTCTACCTATTTGTGCGTTCTCAGCTTGTTGCATAGAGAACTGATATTGGCCCATATACTTTTGCAAACGCTGCGAGAAAGCAGGATCAGTTTGCATACGTTGGGCAATATCTGGTTGCTGCAAATATTGCTGAATGATACCCATAGCCGCTTGAGCACCGTTTGCACGTGCTGGAACCTCGATTCCCGCATAAATTTTAGATAAGTCATCTGTAATATCTTTAAGAATTTGCTGCTGTGCAGCTTCTACTGGTTGAAGAACACTATCAGCCAAAACCGGATCTACGCTTCCAGCAATTAGTGTTACTAAATTATCTACGTTTATTCTTCCATTCCTGTCTAACTGAAGCAAAGAAATCATGGAGTTTAGTTTGTTCTCCTGTTTTTCTGGGTCAGTGTTCTGGACATCATAGGAAATTGTTATATCAAAGCTTTCGTCTGGGTTTCCTTTGCTAAACATTTGAGGATCTGGAACACCAGTAACCTGAAAGAAAACACTGTCTGGGCCAAAACGCTGAAAGCATTTGTAGCACATTGCTATTACCTTAGAGCAATGAGTTAAAAATTTGTCTACCAAGAACTGCTGCCTTATCTGGCTAACTGGACCCTCGCGATCCAAACCAACAAGCCTATCGGCCTGAGCCTCTTGGGTCTTCTCCATCTCAACCGATCCTTGGTTGTACACAGGAGTAGGACCAAACTCAAAGTCTCCTTTGCGGCGATATGGTATCATTCTACCGGGACCCCAATCTGTAGGAGCTTGACCAACTGGGTGCATTATTGGAGGCACCGTAGAAAGACTGTTTCTGTCAATTCGGCTGTCACGCTCAACCTTTACTTGATTCTGTATACCACGCAGCAAGTCGGGTATGGTCATCGTGTCATACAACCTTTTGCTGTCCTCGGACAGCTTGGTAACTACAACAGGATAGTCTTCATATCCATTCAGCAGTTCAAACTTTGCATAACCCGGTATACCCGGCATTCCGCTAAACTCACGATGGAAAACTGTGCAATATATGCCTTCGGAGCCATCCTCTTTGTCTATCAATCTTTGATAACCGTAAACAATTTCAATAAGCTCTTCGGCCTCATAAGCATTATCGGTAAGACTAAGAGATCTTCGTCCTTCTTGCTCACGCTCGATAGAATCTATGTTCACTCCACGGTAACGATCAATAACGTGATCTACAAAATTTTCATCCCAACCATCGGTAATCACTTTGTTCTGCAACTCCTGTGGTGTGTAATAGGTTTTCCAAAAACAATATGGAGCCCGCTGCGGATCGGTAACATACGGAGGAAAGATAAAGTCTCCGTCTGGGGCTAGTGTCTTTACCTCTGGGGCATTTACTTGACGCCTTACTATTGGAAGTTCGGCAACTCCTAGTTCCCTTAAATCGGACAAAGCCTTATTGGCTCTAGATTCAGAAACACCATCAAAGCTAGACTGCAACATCCTGACAACCTGATCGTTGTCGTTTTCAGAAACAATCATCTCGCCCAACTCAGGGTTGATTGCAGATATTTGTTCTAGGCTAAGACGTTGAAGAAAAGACCTGTCTTCCATGTGCCAGCCAACGTAAGTAATCAATATACCACGCTCTAACATATAGTTGGCTCCTAGTTCCATCTCCTGCTTGAAGCGAGGGATGTAACCACTTTTTACCATCCATTTTAAAAAATTTGTAACTACGCGACTTCTGGAAACATCTGCTATCTCTACAGGAAATGCTCGGATGTTTGCTCTGTTCATTGCAGAAAGAAACAAAGAAACCAATCTGGTTATACGCTCGTCAATAACATGACTCTCCATGTCCGATGCTCCCTCCCAAGGGAAAGCGTCTGCCCCATGCTTTCTCAAGTCTCGGCTTTTGCCGGGCCACCAGTTACGGCGGTCATCATAGCTGCTTCGGCATAAATCAAAATATGCCTCAAGCTCAGTAACAGACTGATCATAGGCGTACCTAAGAGATGTAATGTCGGGATCGTCACTAACATATGTTAGAGACTCGGAAATAGAATCATTTTGCATTGAGCTTGCCCTTAATGTTATGGAAAACGTGATAAAAATATTGCTCGTTGGCTCCTATCTTATCACATAACTCGCTGGATTTTATTGAGTAAAGCTCATCATGGGTAGCTACTTTGCACAAAATCTCCCAAGCAAGCAGTCGATCTATCTGCTCGCATATCCATTGACGGTTCATTGTGATGTCATCTGACGTATCTGTAGGACACTCCAACTTCATCTTCAATAGCCTCTATTTTTATATTCTTACCAACCAAGGCTTTTGTTAATTTTCTAGGAACACACACTGGAACCTTTTTATCAATTTCATTAATTAAAGCGTATATGTATCTAGGATTTGCAGCAGACTTTATAACATATCCTTTGTAGTGTTTTGGAACAATCTCAGGAATGTCTACAGCCATACGCAATATTTCTTGTCCATCTTCATTAATCCACAATGCCTTGCCACCTTTTCCTGTAATCATCGAGGAACACAACTTTGATTTAGCTAGGCTAACTAAATTATCTACATCAGCATCAAGCTCATCAGCTAATGCTCCTATCCTAATTTTCGGCATTAATATCCTCCTTTTGATTTGCTAGTTGTTAGCAAGCTTCTGTTCTCCATGTGATCTGGGCCTTCTCCTCCATTTGCCATTCTCAAATAGCGTATAAGATCAAAGAAATCTTTAAGGGCCTCATCCGCTTTACCTTGTGAATTATAATTTAATAAACTGTCAATCAAATTCCCACATTCCTTGTGTATGTAACACAACGGCCTATTAGCAGCATCTATTGGATCGTTTGGATTGTAGGTAAACCACTCGTCAACCGCACTGATACCAACCTCTTCCATGCGGCCATCTGATGGATGGAAAAGCATTCCATATTCATCAAACAACATAAACAAGTCTTCATTGTTGTCATTCTCTCTAGCAAAATACCTAGAGTCCCCTATACGCTCAAAAACATTTATACCAAGAGCGTCCTCAATATCTCGGAACAACTCAGCATATCTTTCTACGTTTAGTCCTAGTTTTTTTGTTGCTGGCCCCACCTTCCATTTTGGATCACCAAACATAGCCCACTCTCCATAGGTGTCCCTATCGGGCCATTCTCGGCGAATGTAAACATAACCGTCCCGATCAACAGCAGCCCATATAGCAGTAAAATTGCGAGCCCCGGCAGGGTCAACCACCTGATAACAAGTAAACTTGCTTTTGTCCGATATGTCAGGGAAGGACATACCATACTTATTCTTTTCCTCACCTAGAACATTAACCTCTGTATTGAAAAGCGGAAGCAATGATGTTACACTCTTTACAGGAACACCATAAGCACGAACTAATATTTCCTCATCTGGTCTGTCCCGCAAATCCTTAGCTATACGCTCATAACCACCAAACGGGTTTTCATCTGAATGCAGGTAGACTACTGATGCGTCCCGTTTCGGACTATATTGCTGTACTGGCAGTTCTCGGTTAAGAAGAATTGCCCTTCTCGTCTTTAGGGTTTCGGAACCTTTTAAATATTCAGATATAAACGGAGTGTACCCATTGATCGGGGTAAAAGCTATTAGCATCTTGGAATTCCTAGTAGCCAACCGAAAACGCAAAGTGTTTATCAAAGCATCGTCACCAAGATATTCGTCTAACCACGTTCCAATGTTCAAGTTGTCCCCAGACCTAAACCCAAACTCAAAACCTTCTAAGATGGTTTGGTTATTGGAAAACTGGGTGTAGGTTTTAAAATCCACCCTAGTCCGGGTATCAGGAAAGATAAAGCTGCTTCCGGTAAACCCATTTTGCATCGAGTAGTTTATGTAGCCCTCAATACTCTTGGTCTTCTTCTTGAACTCCTTGGGCATCATCTCCCACACCGCAGCTTGCTGCACCTTTACGCTGGTGTCAGCGTTCTGGGAAAAACAAACAACATGACCATCTGGGTTTTTTATAACGCTCTCCATAACAATTTTGGCACAGCCAGTAGTTTTACCGCTACGGTTTCCCCCAAGGCACAGACACTCGTTGTATGTTCCTAGTCCATCTTTTATACGCTCCCAGCCATCTAGGTTAAACCCATGCCTTACCGGATCTTGCTCAGAAGCCTCTATACGGCCCTCATGGGCCTCGTGCAGCTCCTTTAGCATCTTGGGGTAGTTCTCCCCCAAGAACACTATCTCTTCATCTGTAGGAGCCTTTAATATTGGATGATCGCTAAACTCAATCATTCCGGGAAAAAATCATTTAAGTCCTTCATGGCTGAAGCATTAACCAATGCTAAAAAACAAGACATTTGATCTTCTAAGTCAGGATCAAATCCCCGACTAAAGGTGTCATACTCAAAGCCATTCTTCCCCATAGAGGCTACCAAGAACACCTCCCATTCTGGGTTTATGGTATCCAATGATTTCTCAACTAGCTGAATGTTTCTGTTCATTATAAAATTCTGTTTATGTCATGCCTTATTGGCTTAGAAGTAAAAGGTTTTGTTTCAATTGGAAACATCTCATGCTCTAGCCTATGACAATTAGCACATAACAAATCACACTTTTCCAGCTCTCTTAAAAAAACATTTTTACTGCTTACCGCTTTTCTAAAATTCTCAGATATTTTAAATCTTTTAATACCCCTAGCATGGTGACAATCAAACTGAATGGGCCTACCCTCAAATCCACACCTAGAGCATTTCCACTTCCCAAAATGGTTTTTAATTAACTTATTTCTTTGGGTTCTTGCTATACTATTAATACATTTTCTGCATCTAGGTTTGTACCTTTTCTTGCCCCCTTGTCGGCCGTTGCTGTGAAACTCCTTAAATAACAGGTATTTGCCACAGTTTTTACACTTCTTGATCATTGAAATTAAGAATCATTATTAATAAC